GTTGAGTGATGAGCGAAAAGAAAGACCACGAATATTCCATGGCAAGATCACAACTTGCAACTGTGATGAGTGCTGCTAGAAGACTTCGCTCAAAAATGAAGGGCGAGGGTGAGATTGAGGCTTGGGTTCAGTCAAAGATTACCAAAGCAGCAGATTACCTCGATTCAGCCGCTGACTATGTTGATAGTGGCGAAATGAACGAGGGAAAGAATGGTCGTTGTCCTGAAGGTCAATACTATTGCTATACTAATAAAGAATGCAGACCTATTCCAAAGGGTTTCATGGTAGATCCTGAAGGTATGCTTCGTAAAGAAAATGGAGCGTCTATTGATGAATCGAAAAGTGGTGATAGTTCTTTGCGTGACTGGTTTGGCAAGAGTCGCTCTTCTGATGGCACCCCTGGTTGGGTTCAGTTGGGTGGCAAATACGCAGGGAAACCCTGTGCCAAACAACCAGGTCAGACAACCAAACCAAAGTGCGGTTCAAGTAAAATGAAACGCAACCTAGATAAGGGTGAAGAGGAGACAGCATTTCGTCGTAAGAATCGTGAAGATCCCAATCCAAATAAAAAAGGTAAAGCTAAAAACGTCGCAACTGAAGAAATGAACTTAGACGAAAAGTGCTGGCAAGGTTACACCCAGAAAGGTATGAAAAAGAAAGGCAACAAAACAGTTCCCAACTGTGTTCCTGTTAACGAAATTCACGCATCGGCACATACACCGCACGAAGTTCCTTCGAAAAATTTAAAACGTCTTGTTTCAAAAGCAGTCAAAAGAGTTGATACTGATGCTGATGGTGATGTAGATAATAATGATAAGGCAAAGGGTGAACTTGGTGAGTTCATTCCTGGTGTTGGTAATAAAAGGCTTTATAGTGGAACAATGACCAAAACTGCCCAAAGCACTAGAATCAAATCCGTAAAAGAAGCTCTTGAGGAGCAGAATAGAGTTCAAACCACTGGTCAGGCAGGTGATCCATCTACCATCACTTATCCTGGTGGTGGGTCTCAAAGAATTGTTCCTGGATCCACTGTTATTCGTGACGTTGACACTAAACCCAAACCAGATCCCAGAAAGAAGTTTAGAGATACTCTTAAGTCTGTAGGTTCTGCTTTGTCAAGTAATCCACTTGGATCTACTCTCAAAGCAGAAGAAACTGAGATTGATGAGGGTATTAGAATGGCTCTCGTCAAAGCAATTGACAAGACGAAACCTGGTCCTCTAAGCAGAAGAGGTAGAATTAGAAGCAAGTTGGTTAGATCTGAGATTGAAGATGCTGCTAAAAAGAATAAGAAGAGAAGATTCAGTGGTCTTGCTGCTTCAGAGAAAGCATCTAAAGCAGACAAATACATGAGTGCTGCTTCTAAAACTACTGCTTCCGAATCTTTTGCCATTGATCCTGCAGCACACAGAAAGCAACAGAGGATCGAAAAAGCAACCAAACTGAAGCAAGGTGCTTCTGGTCCAGAATCTCAGGCTGCGGGTGCTGCCGTCAAGAGACTTGGTGGTTCTGGTATCAGTCTTCCTCTTGCCAACTCTTACCAACCCGAAGGTGAGAATATCGAAGAGGTTGCTGCTTGGCAACGTAAGGCAGGAAAGAACAAGGAAGGTGGTCTCAATGAGAAAGGACGCAAGTCCTATGAAAGAGAGAATCCTGGTTCTGATCTGAAGGCACCTTCCAAGAAGGTCGGCAATCCTCGTCGTAAGTCCTTCTGTGCCAGAATGTCTGGTATGAAGAAGAAACTGACTTCTTCCAAGACTGCTAACGATCCCAATAGCAGAATCAATAAGTCCCTCAGAGCGTGGAACTGCTGATATGAAAAGTTTTAATCAATTTTTATCCGAAAGCATCACCATCAACGGTGACTTCAATGGAACCCTCAATATGGGTGGTTCTCAACCAGAACAGGCACAAGAGTCCTTCTTTGCCGATGTTGTCTGGGAAGGTAAAATCTACCGTCTAGAAGTAGAAGGTGGTATGATGAGTAAAAATGAACTGGCAGAACATATTCAGGGTGAGTATCCTGGAGCAATTGTTCATAACATTTATCCTGGTGTACAATCTAACAGAATCAAAAGTTCTTCAAGATATCAACCAGAAAGACTGACTTGGAGTGACTAATGGCACAGTGGAATAAGAACACACAGGACTTTCTAAACCAAGAAAGAACTCTTTTTGAGGTATTCAATATTGCCGACCATTGGGGTCAGCAAACTAACTGGGTGCCACAGTTTACTGGTAAGAATAGATTTAAGGTATCTCCCTTTCAGACATCATTCTTTAACACATTCCAGTATGGTCTAGAAACTGATGTTTGGGAAACTGATACTACTGGCACTGCCTCTGCTGTTCACAATCCCGATGCTTCCAATGTCACAATGTCAGTTGGTAGCACTGCTGGGGATAAAGTAATCAGACAAACTCGTCAGGTTATGCGATACATTCCTGGTAGAGTATCACTGGTATCTTTTGCTATTCGTTTGGAGACTCCAGTAGCAGGAGTTCGCAGAAGATTTGGTATATTTGACGAAAATAATGGTGCTTACTTTGAGGATGATGGTGGCACATATTCTTGTGTTCTTCGTAGTAATGTAACTGGTAGTGTAGTAGAAACCAGAGTAACCAGAGACAACTGGAATGGTGATAAGTTAGACGGTAACGGATATAGTCAAATCACTGCTGATCCAGAAGCAGTCCAGATGATTAACATTGAGTATGAATGGTATGGTGCTGGTCAAGTAATCTTCAGTTATACTATTGACGGTGAAACTCATAGTATTCATAAGTTTAATATCGCAAACCGTCAAAATCAAGTTTGGTGCTCCACTCCGTTCCTTCCTATTCGTGTTGAGATAGAGAATGTAACTGGTGCTGCTGGAACTCATTACATCTATCAAGGTTCTAACTCTCTGACCCAAGAAGGAGAGCCAGAGAAACTTGGCACACTTATTAGTTATTCCAACTCCATCTCTGGCACTACACTGCCATCAGCAAATACATTCTACCCTGTCTTGAGTTTGCGTCTCAAATCTAACGGCCTTGCTGGTATTGTATTACCAAGGTCTCTACAGGTAGCAACAAACGATAACACGAATGTATTCTGGAGACTGGTAGAAAATCCAACTCTTACTGGTGGCACTTGGATAGACCATCCAAACCCAGATGCGATTACTCAGGTGAATACTACTGCGACTGCTGTTAGTGGTGGTGTAGTTATTCTCTCAGGTTTTACTGTTGGTGGTGGTGCTAATCTGATTGATCTTGACGACAAGGCATCACTACAGATTGGTAGAAGTTCGTTGGGAACGGTGAGTGATATCTACACTCTTGAGTGTGCCTCCCCCAACACCAACAAAGCTGCCCTCGCAGTTCTTAACTGGTTGGAACAAAGGTAATTTATTATGAGTGACAACATTTATCTTGGTAATCCTAATCTAAAAAAGGCAAATACTCCTCTAGAGTTCACGAAAGAACAAATCAAGGAGTTTATTAAGTGTAAGCAAGATCCTGTTTACTTTGCTCAGAACTATGTAAAGATTGTTTCTCTGGACGAAGGTCTTGTACCATTTGATATGTACAAGTTCCAGAAGAAACTAATCAGGAACTTCCATAACCACAGATTTAATATCTGTAAGATGCCACGTCAGACTGGTAAATCTACGACGTGCGTGTCTTTTCTTTTACACTATGCCGTCTTCAATGACAATGTAAACATTGGTATTCTGGCAAACAAAGCAGCAACTGCCAGAGAACTTCTCGGTAGATTACAAACTGCTTATGAGAACTTGCCTAAATGGATGCAGCAGGGTATACTATCATGGAACAAAGGTTCGATGGAGTTAGAGAATGGCAGTAAGATACTGGCAGCTTCTACATCTGCGAGTGCTGTCCGAGGCATGTCGTTCAATATCATCTTTCTCGACGAGTTCGCATTTGTCCCGAACCACATCGCTGACTCGTTCTTTGCCTCTGTTTATCCTACTATTACTTCTGGTAAAAGCACAAAAGTCATCATAGTTTCAACGCCACATGGCATGAACCATTTCTATCGTATGTGGCATGATGCCGAACGGAGTAGAAATGAGTATGTTGCCACTGAGGTTCACTGGTCAGAAGTTCCTGGAAGGAATGCGAAGTGGAAGAAGCAGACCATTGCCAACACTTCAGAAGAACAGTTCCGTGTTGAGTTTGAATGTGAATTCTTAGGATCTGTTGATACTTTGATTAGTGTATCTAAGTTGAAGACACTGGTCTATAATGATCCAATCAAGAGAAATGCTGGTCTAGACATTTATGAGAACCCGATCGAAGACCACAACTACATCATTACGGTCGATACAGCTCGTGGAATCGATGGTGATTATTCTGCTTTTATTGTATTTGACATAACCAACTTCCCATATAGAGTAGTAGCAAAATATAAGAACAATGAAATCAAACCGATGCTATACCCAAGCATCATTCATGATATTGCCAAGGCATACAACTATGCTTACACACTGATCGAAGTTAATGATATTGGTGACCAAGTGGCATCGATTCTCTTCTTTGACCTTGAGTATGAGAATGTGTTGATGTGTGCCATGCGTGGTCGTGCTGGTCAGATTGTTGGTTCTGGTTTCTCTGGTAAGAAATCTCAACTTGGTGTCAGAATGACATCGGCAGTTAAAAAGTTGGGATGTTCTAACCTCAAGACTTTACTTGAGGATGACAAACTGATGACAGTTGACTATGATATCATCGCAGAGTTAACTACATTCGTTCAGAGAAAGAATACATTCATGGCAGAAGAAGGTTGTCACGATGACCTTGCCATGTGTCTTGTTATTTTCTCTTGGTTAGTAGCACAAGACTACTTCAAAGAGATGACTGAGCAGGATGTTCGGAAGAAGATCTATGAAGAACAAAAGAACCAGATTGAACAAGATATGGCTCCATTTGGATTTGTTCTGGACGGCATTCACAATGATGATGGTTTTGTAGATAGTGAAGGAACTAGATGGAGTTCTGGTGCTGAGTATGGTGATATGTCATATATGTGGGAATATCACTGATGGATTTTGATGAAGAGTTTGAACTAGAACATCTTCTCTTCCATCATAGAAAGTGTAGATCTTGTTTTAAAGTAAAAGATCTTATGTCAGATTTTTACAAAACAAGGAGGGGTAGTGGTCCTTCTGCTTATTCATATGAGTGTAAGCAATGTACCAAAAAACGGGTTCTCAATGCGAGAAAAGCGGAGCAGAAAGTCAGGAAATGGGAATATCCTGACTGGTAGTGTGTTCATTCAGTGTTTCCCCAATGTAAAGATACCAAATAATAAATAACTCTAGCATTATTTGGATTTCATAGGGAGAGAAAGATGCCGCTGAACTTAGCATCTCCTGGTATTGTCGTAAGAGAAGTAGACCTTACTTCTGGAAGGGTCGATCCTACTTCCGATAAAGCTGCGGGTATCGTAGCACCTTTTGAAAAGGGACCAGTAGAAATTCCTACATTAGTCGAAACTGAAGCAGATCTGCTTAACAATTTCGGTGAACCATACGCTGCCAATAACCACTACGAATATTGGTATACTGCTTCATCTTATCTTGCCTATGGTGGGGTACTGAGAGTAGTAAGATCTGACAACTCTGGATTGAGCAATGGTCTTGTTGGAACAGCAACGACTGTTAAGATCAAGAATGACGATGATTATGTAAATCAAGGTTACGACACTAACATCATCAATGGTGTAACTGCGATTGCAAAGAATCCTGGATCCTGGTCTAACGGACTTAAAGTTGCTTTCATTGATGGAAGAGCAGACCAAATTCTGACAGGTTATTCTGGAACTTCTGTTACTCTTGGTTATGGAGTAAGTCAAGCAGTTCCATCTGGAACAGTTCTTCCTGGTGCTGGAACAACTTCCCTCCTGGATGGATACTTCAAAGGTCTGGTTACCAACGTCGGTGCTGGTACAAGTCTGGAAGTTAAGTTTACTCACCACGTTTCTGCTGCTGGAACAGTAACGGCAGTTGATTATCAACCAGGTGGAATTTACAGATTTGCCAATTCTGGTGATGGTGGCAGTGCTTCTACTGGTCTTCACATCTTTGATAACAGTGGA